ATTTGGCTCAGGTACTATTGGTTCGGATGCTATCCTATCGGCAAACGGTTTTTATGGTTTATACACAGGAGTTGCAAGTGAAGGTCATGTTTGGCAACAAGTTCAAAGAAATGATGGAAGTACTGCCGTTTATCCTTTAGTTTTACAACCATCAGGCGGAAACGTGCTGATTGGAACGACAACGGACCCGGGCATAAATAGAGTATTGAGCGTAGAAAGAAATCAAAATGGTGTTTCATCTACCGCCATGATTAATTCCAATACAGGAAACTCAGCAAGTGCTCAATTTATTATTTCTGCTAATAATTCAAGCGGATTCTATGGCGCATTCTCTAGCACACACGCAACCGCAAACTGGGCTGGGCGTTCTGTTTTTGGTACTAATGCTTTGGGTGGTGGAATTACTATTTCAGCGCACAATGCTAGTCAAGACATACGTTTTCTAACTGAATCAACTTCTAATATCAGAATGGTTATTGCGTCAAATGGAAATGTTTTGATTGGAACGACAGGACTCATTGGGCCAGTTCAAGGAAAACTTGATGTTCAATATGATGGAGTAACTCATTATGGAATGAATTTAAGAACTACTTCGTCAGGGGGCGGTCTTGCTATTAGCTTCAATAATAGTTCGGGTTCTCAAGTTGGAAGTATTAACACAACCTTTAGTGCGACCTCATACAACACCTCATCAGATTATAGGCTTAAAACTGACTTGAAAGATTTTAACGGAATAGATATTATCAACAAAATTAAAACTTATGACTTTAAATGGAAATCAGAAAACTCAAGGTCTTATGGCGTAATTGCTCATGAACTACAAGAAGTAATTGACTATGTTGTACATGGTGAAAAAGATTCAGTAACTATGCAAGCAGTTGATTATTCTAAACTAGTACCAATAATGGTAAAAGCAATACAGGAACAACAAGTACAAATTCAACAACTAAAAAATAAATTATCATGAAAACAATCGAGCCAGTATCCATTTGGGACAATGGACAAATAGTAGAAGCTAAAATCTTAAACGCTTACGCTGTAAATGTTACACTAGGAACAAGTGCGACATTCTATTATTCACTACTATCTGAAACAGCAGAGGGTAATGTAGGTTCACAAGTAGCTCAAGGAAACTTGAATATGTCAGGTGAGGCTTACGCCCAATGGGAAGTGGACTCCTACGCATGGGATTGGGTAGCCGCACAGCTGAACCTAATTATCACAGGTGACTATGTGCCACCAGTGCCTCCAACTCCTGTACCTCCACAGCCTGAGCCAATTGTAACCGAAGAATAATCATGGCAAAAATAAGCTCGTACTCAACAGATGCTACCGTATCTTACAGCGATAAGTTAATCGGTACCGATGCTCAGGATAGCAATATCACCAAGAACTACACTATTGGTAGCATCCTAGCTATGCCTCTACCATCCGTGCCTGTCTACGCTAACAATACAGCGGCAAAGGCAGCAGGACTAGTGGCAGGGAATATTTACAGAATTACAGGAACTGATACTGCCGGCATTGTTTGGTAGTACGTTCAATTAAATCAAATCTAATCTAATGGACATAAGAAAGATATCGGTAGGCCCGGATTACAAGGGCAGCGCAATGCATTACATCGTGGGTCAGCGAATACTAGGCGACTCCAATGAAATACATTTAATTAAATTCGATGAGAAGAAGAACTCCTTCAAAATATTTATCATCAACGATAAATTGGAGGTAGTGCTTTGGAAAGAATTTAATTCTACGATACCCGTATCGGTCGAATACAATATTAATATCTAATGAAATCCCCATTTTATTTTATTGCCAAACCCGTCAACGGGAAAAGGTACGACAATACAAAAGACATTGGTGGTATAGAGCTAATAGTAAGCACATCTGAGGAGGACCACAAGTTCTCCAACAGATTTGCTGAAGTAATGGAAACTCCGCTAGGATACAAAGGACCGATTCAAATTGGAGACATACTACTCGTACACCACAATGTCTTTAAGTTTTACAACGACATGAAGGGCCGGCAAAAAAGCGGCAAGTCATTCTTTAAAGATGACCTGTTCTTTATTGAGCCCGACCAATTCTTCATGTACAAGAGCAAAGGAGTATGGAACGCTTACGATAGGTACTGCTTTGTCAAGCCTATCCCAGCAACGGAGAGCTACATTAAAAAGCCAATTAGCGAAGAACCTCTTGTTGGTATAATGAAGTACCCTAACCGTTACCTCTCAAAGCAAGGCATAAAAGAAGGCGATATGGTCTGCTTTACACCTGATAGTGAATACGAGTTTACTGTTGATGAAGAAAAACTTTACAGAATGTTTGACCATCAGATAACTATCAAGCTATGAATTTACTATCTTTTGACAACGTACTCCAAGACCCGACACATTATGTCTCAGAAATTTATTTATACGGGTTTCAGGACGTGGCAGATGGACAGCACGTCTTTAGAAACATACAGCCTAGAGGAATTCACGATGACTTTGCCAAATTTGTATCTAAACTATTTCCTGACTATAGAGTAGAGCTTAATTTTGTAAGGAGGTCTCCACTAAATCAGGAGGAGCCAAATTTTATCCACACGGATGAAATGATGGGAGACATCACTTGCATACTCTATTTGAATGAGATGTCTCCAGTTGAAGACGGGACCACAATATATGACGAGGACAACAACCCGTTAGTCGTGGTCTATTCAAAGTTCAATAGAATGATTGCTTTTGACTCTGGCCTACCACACTCTAGGAATTTGTTTGAGAACTTTGGTGAAGGTGAATCAGCTAGATTAATTCAGGTTGCATTCTTGAAGTACAAGCTATGAGAGATTCGAAAGAAATTAAGCTTAGAATTATTAATGCAGGCTACAAGGCCGTAGACGAATTGATTAAGGTGGCCGAAGAGAGCGTGGTAAAGAGTGGCGATGAGGACGGTGAGCTTGCAGCTGACAGATTAAAGAATGCAGCGGCTACAAAGAAGCTAGCAATATTTGATGCGTTTGAGATTCTCAATAGAATAGAGTCAGAGAAAGAGGGCTTAGAAGCGATAGACAAAGGGATAAGTAGAACTGATACTAAACAAGGGTTTGCAGAGCGAAGGTCAAAGCAGTAGTCTGTGTAGGGTAATAAAGGATTGTATTCCTCCTGCAGTAATCTCTAATAAGAATAGAGTGATGTCGTGGCTCTATGGTTACAATGAGCAGTACGATGTCGTTGTCATTTCTAAGACAGGCAAGATTGGCGAGGTGGTAGAGATATCAGGGCTAAAGATTGCGCTGCCAGCTACGCCTGAAAAGTGTTTTCAAAGACACCCATCTAAGGCTGAACAGTATTGGGAGAGAGAAGATATCCCCAAGGAATTGGCAAAGATTCAGTCCATCTTCCAGTGGAACGAAAAGCCAAGAGAGTTTAAGGACCGATGGGTTGACTACATCGAGCAAGAGTATGACTACAGAGAGAACGGGTATTGGTTCATGAACAATGGTGTCAAGACCTATATCACAGGCTCGCACTATATGTATCTGCAGTGGTCCAGTATTGACGTAGGCTACCCGGACTTCCGTGAAGCCAACCGCATCTATTGGCTGTTTTGGGAAGCCTGTCGCGCTGACCCAAGGTCATTTGGCATGGTCTACCTAAAGATTAGACGCTCAGGGTTCTCGTTCATGTCATCGTCTGAGTGTGTTAACATAGGCACGCTCGCGCGCGACTCTCGTATTGGCATCCTATCTAAGACTGGTGCCGATGCTAAGAAGATGTTCACCGACAAGGTGGTGCCAATCAATAGCCGCTTGCCATTCTTCTTCAAGCCTATCATGGACGGTATGGACAAGCCAAAGACAGAGTTGGCGTTTAGAATCCCTGCGTCCAAGATTACCAAGAAGAATATGTATGAGTCTGACGACAATGAGATTGAAGGACTCGACACCACCATTGACTGGAAGAATACAGAAGACAACTCATACGATGGTGAGAAGTTATTGTTCTTGGCTCATGACGAATCAGGCAAGTGGACTAAGCCTGTAAACATTAAAGAAAACTGGCGTGTAACCAAGACCTGTCTACGTTTGGGTAGCAAGATTATTGGCAAGTGCATGATGGGTTCAACATCAAATGCGCTGAATAAAGGCGGTCAAAACTTCAAAGACATATACGAAGAGTCAAATGTAAAGACTCGTAATGCCAATGGTCAAACTAAAAGCGGGCTGTACGCTATATTCATTCCAATGGAGTGGAATATGGAAGGCTTTATTGACCTGTATGGCCACCCAGTTTTCAATAAGCCAAATTCACCTATCAAGGGAGTGGATGGCAATTGGATTACTAATGGAGCCATTGACTATTGGAACGCAGAGGTTGACTCATTAAAGAATGACCCTGACGCATTGAACGAGTTCTATCGTCAGTTTCCTCGCACAGAGAGCCACGCGTTCCGTGACGAGAGCAAGTCATCCATATTTAACTTGACCAAGATATATCAGCAGATTGACTACAATGACTCCATGATTAAGGAGCACTACCTTACTAGGGGCTCTTTCTCTTGGAAGGATGGCATCAAAGATACAGTAGTCATTTGGACCCC